ATAAAGACGGGTTCGATCATATGAATGATGCCCTTGGCTACTTGGTAGAATACTTGTTCCCAGTTCGCACAGAATACGACACACCACAACCGACCAGGTGGACTTGATGAAAACAATCGAAACAACTCACCCCGAATACGACAATAACGAGTCGCGCTGGGAATTCTATTTACGCAGCTACATGGGTGGCGAAGATTACATAGATGGGGCGTATCTAACCCGCTACATCTCAGAGGATAAAGACGAGTACAACCGAAGGCTCGATCTAACCCCGATAGATAACCACTGCAAAAACATTGTTCACATTTACTCTAGCTTCTTGTGGCGAGTAGCACCAACCAGAGCGTTTAACTCTGCCGCTGGCAACGTAGCCCTAGAGCCTTTTCTTAATGATGCTGATCTCGATGGGCGCAGCTTTAATGCGTTTATGCGACAGGCACAGGTCTGGTCTAGCGTTTACGGCCATGTGTGGCTGATGATGGACAAGCCTAAATCTACAGCAGGAACAAAGGCAGAAGAGTTAGAGCAAGACATTCGGCCTTATGTAACCATGTTCACCCCTGAGAATGTATTCGACTGGAAGTACGAAAGAACGGCCAGCGGCAGGTTTGAACTGGTGTACCTAAAGATAAGGGAAGCCATCGACCGCGTTACAGATACCCAGACTGATACCTGGTATCGCATCTGGACTAAAGACAGTGTGCAGCTATGGCATGCGGTAAATGAAAACGAGCGCATGGTTGAGGAAGAAGATAACGTACTAGGCAAGATACCTGCTGTATTCCTACCTGCCCAGCGTTCAGTTGTGCGCGGTATTGGCATTAGTGATATAGCAGACGCGGCTTATATGCAGAGAGCGATCTATCAGGAACTATCTGAGATCGAGCAGCTAATCAGAATCAGTAACCACCCGACCCTAGTCAAGTCATTCCAGACCGATGCCAGTGCTGGAGCAGGTGCTATTATTAATATGCCTGATGATATGGATGCCAGCCTAAAGCCGTTCCAGTTACAGCCAAGCGGTCAGAACCTTGACGCTGTTCGCAACTCGATAAAGGATAAGGTTGAGGCTATTAACCGCATGAGCCACATGGGTGCTGTTCGCGGCACTGAGGCAATGACCCAATCAGGCGTAGCAATGCAAACAGAGTTTCAGATGCTGAATGCCAAGCTATCAGAGAAGGCCGACATACTAGAACTGGCAGAAGAGCAGCTATGGCAGTTGTTCTGTGAGTGGCAGGGTATCACCCCTGATATAGAGATATTCTATCCAGACGCATTCGACCTGCGTGATTACGACAAAGAACTATTGTTCCTACAGCAGATGCGATCTACTGGCGTTAAGTCAGTCACCCTAATGCAGGAGATAGATAAAAAGATCAGCGACCTAATCTTAGACGATGAGGCACTGGCTAAGTCGCACGTTGAGATTGAAAGCGGGTCACAGGTGCTAGGTCAGTTTGCAGAGCAGGATGTTGCTGAGTAATGCCAGCGGATACAGCCTATTCGGAAGTGCTGGAGAAGTTAGCCGATAGCCATCAGGAAAGGCTACAGGCGGCTCTGGTAACGCTAGAGGAAAGGGTTGCTGATCTTATGGCAACTGCGCCTTTGCAGGATGGCAATCTGTTCGATCTGGAATGGGCTATCTCTGCGCGTAACGAGATCAGGCTGGCAATTGATGAAACGTACCTGGCGACTGTTGACTCGATGATACGCGACTATAATGGTGTGGCAGGTGATGCGGCTGCAATGTTAAAGACCTATGGCAGCTTTACAACGGCAAGCCCTGCGGTAATTAGCCAACTCCAGCGGTTATCATTCCAAGGGTTTGAGGCTATTGCTAACGAGTACCTTGATGTCATAGCGACTGAGGTTTACCAAAACACCCTTACAGGCAGAGCGTTTGCTGATTCGGTAAAGACTATTAGGCATTCAGTGAATGGCGTTTACATCCAGTCTGATGACCTAGAGGCGCAGCGGTTAGTTGATGTGGCAAGGACAGGCACAGCGGCAGAGAGCGCAGCAGCGGTGGAGAAACTGCAAACCTTGTACGCTAGGGATAGGGTTGGTAACAACCTTAGACGCTACAGCACCCAGATGGCGCAAGATAGCTTGATGCAGTTTGATGCTTCCATTAACACCGCTATTGGTAAAGAGTCAGGCGCGACAAAGTGGAAGTATTACGGCACAACGATTAGAGATACAAGGCCATTCTGTAGGGAACACGTTAATCAGGTGTTTACCACTGAAGAGATAGAAGAGACATGGGCGGGTAGCTGGAAAGGTAAAGCATCTGGTGATCCGTTTATTGTAAGGGGCGGCTATAACTGTCGCCATCATTTCAGACCAGTGCTAGAGGAATAATCATGCCACAAGGTAAAGGTACATACGGAAGCAAGGTCGGCAGACCTAAAAAGAAGAAAAAGAAGAAGATGGTTAAAAAATAACCATTTATGATACACTACGGATTCACCAATACTCTTTAAGAGGCACGTTACATGAGCGATGAAATCATGGGTACAGAAGCAGAGACTGAAACTGTGGCAGAACAAAGTCAGGAAACTAAAACCTTTACTCAGGATGAACTTGACCGCATTGTTGCGGATAGAGTTGCAAGGGAGCAACGCAAGTTCGACAAAAAACTATCTGGCGTAGACATTGATGAAGCTAAAGAACTGCTGGCACAAAAAGAAGCTGCAGAACTGGAGCGACAGAAAGAGCGCGGAGAGTTTGACAATATCCTGAAAAAGACTGTTGAAAAGAAAGATATGGAAATACAGAGTTATAAAAGCAAGCTGCAGCAGACGCTAGTAGATGGAGCGATCCTGGGCGCGGCTTCCAATAATAACGCTGTGAATCCGAATCAAGTTTCTCAGTTACTGAAAACCAATACTCGCCTGTCAGATGACGGCAATGTAGAGGTGCTAGACGATAACGGCACACCGCGCTACAATGACAGCGGTGATCTGCTATCAGTCAATGAGATGGTAGCTGAATTCTTGACAGTAAACCCGCACATGGTCAAAGCCTCCCAAGGTGGCACTGGCTCGATGGGTAACGCTGGTGGCTCGACACAGAAGCCTCAATCTGTGGCAGATATGGTTGCAAACTGGAATGATGGCGGCAAAGAAGCATTTGCTGCTATGAAAAAAGCGTAACCACCAAACCACAATTTTATTTTATTTAGAGGCAATTTATCATGGCTGCAACAACTTCAAGTACTCTCGACGACCTGTTCGTCAATATTATCGCTCAGGCTCGTTTTACTGCCGAAGAGCAATCCCTAATGATGGGTCTAGTGACTCAGTACAACATTGGCGCACAAGCTGGTAAAACCATTCAGGTTCCTAAGTACCCAGCCATCGCTGCTGCTGATTTGACTGAAGGCACTGCAATGACTTCAACCACTGTATCTACTTCTTCAGTTTCTGTAACTGTTGGCGAAGTAGGCGCACAGGTTCTGTTGACTGACCTGGCTGCTATGGGTGCTGGAAATCCTGCTGAAGAGTTAGGTACTGTTCTGGGTAACGCTATCGCAACCAAGATCGACACTGACCTGATCGCTCTGTTTGACGGATTCTCTGGTTCTATCGGTACTGCTGGTGCAGAGATTACTGTAGCTGACCTGTTCAAGGCTGCTGCTACTCTCCGCGCTGCTAAGGTTACTGGCACTATCAATGCTGTTGTACACCCCTTCCAGGCGTACCAGTTGAAAGCTAACCTGACCAACACCTTTGCTAACCCAAATGGTGGCGACTTGCAGAACGAAGCAATGCGTAACGGCTATGTTGGTACTATCGCTGGTATCAATGTTTATGAGTCAGCTAACGTGTCTATCGACGGCAACGACGATGCTAAAGGTGCGGTATTCGCTCCAGAAGCACTCGCCATTGCAATGAAGCGCGACTTCCAGATTGAGCCACAGCGTGATGCTGCTGCTCGTGCATTTGAACTCAACGCTACTGCTATTTATGGTGTTGCTGAGTTGGATGATGCGTTTGGTGTCGAGATTCTGTCTGACGCTGCACTGTAAGACTGATGCCCCCTTTTCGGAGGGGGCTATCTTTTGAGGTAACTATGGCAATAACGTATCGTGGCGAAAGGTTCGAGGGCTATAACAAGCCAAAGCGTACCAGTAGGCATCCAGAAAAGAGCCATGCAGTATTGGCGAAAGAGGGTGACAAGGTTCGCTTGATTCGATTCGGCCAGCAGGGAGCAGATAACAAGCCCCCGCGTAAAAACGAAAGCGAAGCAGACAAGGCCAAGCGCAGAGCGTTTAAGGCAAGGTTTGCAAAAGACATAGCAAGAGGCCGCAAAGATAAAACAGCATCAGCGGCATATTGGTCAGATTTGGTAAAATGGTGATATAGATGGCATTCTCTCAAGACTCAGATTTAGTTGATCTAATCCCTGACATCCTGTCGCTGGGCATAACATCATTTGCTGACGATCACGCAAAAGCGCAATCAGATATAGAGCGCGAGTTGCGGATTAAGTGGTGGCCTAAAAAGGGTCTAGCTGGCGAGATGGAGAATTCCAAACTTACTGACTCACAGTTTACCCGATGCTCTGCCTATCTGGTGTTAGCCAGGTACGCATTACCGCAACTGACAAACTGGGTCGAAGATGACCGATTCCAGAATATGATGGACTTTTATAAAGCCCGTTATGGTGAAGAGTTTGACGCTATCCTAAGAGATGGCGTTGAGTACGATGATGATGGCAACAGCACTATCGACGATGATGAAAAGCAATCTGTAAACTCTGGTCGGCTGATTAGATAATGCAGGTTAAGATAAACACCAATGCCAAAGAGATTGCTAAGCGAGTCGGCAAGAAGGGCAAGGAGTTATCTGCAAGCGTTAAACGGGCTTTATTGATTACTGCCCAGCAAGGCGTGAATGTCATACAGGATAGGACTGCCAAGGGTGTAGGTTATAAAGGTGCGTTTGCATCATATACACCAGAATATGCAGCATTTAGATCAGAGAAGGGCAGAGGCACAAAGCCTGATTTAAACTTTACTGGTCAGATGCTTGGCGCGATGACAGTTAGCGCAGATAGTAAGAAGGCTGAGATATTCTTTAGCCGAGCGACTGAATCGAAAAAGGCCGCAATGAATGATAAGAAGCGACCCTTCTTTGGCTTTAGCGATCAGGAAGAAAGGCAATTAGGCAAGATATTCTTTAAGGCGTTGAAATGAGTGTAAGAGAAAGCATTGCCAATAATATCGTTACTACCCTGCAAGCGATTACATCGCCTGTAGCGGTTAAGTATGTGACGAGAGAGCCGTTTGCGTTTGACAAGCTATCTAACGCCCAGTATCCAGCAATCCTAGTTAGGAGCGCAGGAGAGAATCGGGAAGATAGCAGCCTGGGCGGGTCAATCACTCAGCGCATGGCTACAATAGATTATGAACTGGTTTGTTTTGTTAAAGGGTCTGTGATTGATACAGCCCGAAACAACATTATCGAAGCAGTTGAAGAGGGTCTGGATGTTGATCGGTATCGTGGCGGTAGTGCCTTAGATACGCAGATCACAAGCATCGAGATCGACCAAGGTTCTATTGATCCCATCGGTGGGGTCATTATTACAGTTCGCGTTTTGTATCAGTACACTCGCGGCACAACTTAAATTTAATTAGAGGTATAAATCATGGCGACTAAAACAGGCGCATCTGGAGTAGTAAAAGTACAAGTCTCAGGCACGACTGTTGCCGTGGTTGGCGAGGTACGATCATTCACGTTTGAAGGTTCAGCAGACACTATTGAAGATTCAGTAATTGGCGATACTGCGCGTACTTACAAGCAGGGTCTGGCAACTAACACTGTATCTATCGAGTGTTACTGGGATGAGGCTGATGCACAGCAACTAATCCTAGACGAACGTGCTGATATTGACTTTGAAATCTATCCTACTGGTACTGGTACTGGTGAGACTTATTTCTCAGGCGGTGGCATCGTTACTTCACGATCTATCACAGGCGCATTTGATGGCATGGTTGAAGCCAGCTTTACCATCCAGTGCAGCGGAGCAATTACTGAAGCAACAGCTTAATTAGGGGGATAAACCATGGGATTAGCTAAAGAACTACGCAACAGAAGGGAAGTTAAGGCGCGGGAGGTATCCGTACCTGCCTGGGGTGATGATTCGGGAGCGTTCAAGTTATACAGCAGGGCTATTACCTGTTATGACCTAGACCAACTCCAGAAGAAGCACCCTAACTTCCTGAGCAATACTACCATCGGTGCAATGGTGGATTTGATCTGCATGAAGGCAGAGGATGAGGGCGGCAATAAACTCTTTTCATCTGCTGAAGATCGCATGGATTTGATGGGCGAGGAAACTAATGTTATTAGTGAAATCGCCAATCAGATGTTTGCAGAGATCGAGTCTGTTGAGGCACTCGAGGGAAACTGAGAACCGATCAATCAAGGATGAACTTATTATCTTTGGCTGATCGGCTTCACATAACAATAGCAGAGGCAGAACAAATGCCTGTCAACCACTTTAATGAGTGGCTGGCCTATTTCCAAATAATGAGTGAGAGTGATGGCTGAGAACGTCAAGATTACGATAAGCGCACTAGATAAAACCAAGAAAGGTTTTGGGAGTGCAACTAAAGGTCTGAAGGCTGTTGCTGGTGCTGTACTCAATGCCAAGACTGCGATTGTCGGCCTAGTTGGTGCGGCTGGTTTTGGCCTTCTTATTTCTCGCAGCTTACAAGCTACAGACACTCTTACTAAAACCGCGAATAAGATCGGCACAACCACTGAGGCTCTTGGGGCGTTGCGCTATGCCGCTGATCTTACTGGCGTATCTACGCAGACTATGGATATGGCTCTGCAAAGGTTTACCCGTCGAACTGCCGAAGCAGCGCAGGGCATGGGTGAGGCTAAAGGCGCAATTAAGGAACTGGGTATAAATGCACAAGAACTAAACAGAATGCCGCTTGATGAGCGCATGATTGTTTTGGCTGATGCGTTCCAAAATGTTCAATCAGAATCAGACCGACTGCGTTTAGCGTTTAAGCTGTTTGACTCTGAGGGTGCTGCGCTTGTAAACACCCTATCCCAGGGCAGTGATGGCCTAAAAGCAATGCTGGGCGAGGCTAAGGCATTAGGTTTAACAATGTCTAGCAGTGCCGCCAAAGGTGTCGAGGATACAGTTGACTCCCTAACCAAACTGCAAAGCCTATTTAAAGGCGTTACCGATCAGGTGGTCGCAGCATTTGCACCTGCTTTGGAGGCTATAGTTGTCCGTTTAACGGCATTTATGCAGGAGTCAATAAAAGCTAAAGGTGGCGTAGAGAACTTTGCTAGAGCGATAGCTGTTGACCTTTTAGGCGGTGTACAGATTGCACTACAGGCATTTGAAGATTTAGCTAACGGATTTATTAGCGTATATAACACTGCGCTAAGAACTAAAGACGCATTGACAAATGTTTTTACCAAAGACGAGGAAAAGAACGCTCGACAACTGCGGCAAGAAATACAAAAAATAAACAAAGATATGCAGGAGCGTGGTGACAGGTTAAATGCTGAAAACGCGCACAAAAAATACAACTTTACGCTAACAAAAAACCAGCAACGGGCAGATGCTGAACGACTTGTGATTTTGAATGGTTTGCTACTTAAAGCAAAAGAGTCTAACGATGAACTTGGTTTACTTGCAAAAAAAGACTTTGCAAGTGGATTAAACGCACAAATACAAGCGATTCGAGACAGTCTTGGTCAAGTGTCAAATGTTATTCCAGAGTTTACTGCCCCTGCCATAGAGTCAATTAGCGATTTGCGTTTAGGGTTTAAGTCATGGAGCGATAGCCTACCTTCGATGCAGGAGAACGTCCAGAATCTCACAAAACAGGGTTTAGATGGCCTGACTGATTCGCTTACTGCTGGCATTACTGGCGCGGCTAACTTTGCAGATGCCATGAAGTCTATGGCAAAAAGCGTAGTAGATAGCCTGATAAAGATGCTAGTGCAAAAGTATATTGTTGATGCGGCATTCGGATTTATTACTACGAAAATTGCAGGGTTTGGGCAATCAACATCTAATATAGAAGGCAGTGCTGACTTTGTTGGCCCTATGCAACCGAAAGCATTGGGTGGCCCTGTCCAAGGCAAATCCCCATACTTAGTTGGTGAGCGCGGCCCCGAGCTTTTCATTCCTAACTCTAACGGCAGCATTATTCCTAATAACCAAATGGGCGGTGGCGGTGGCGTAGTGGTCAACCAGACCATTAACGTGACCACTGGCGTACAGCAGACAGTTAGAGCAGAAATTGCTACACTTATGCCACAGATTGCCAATGCCGCTAAAGGCGCAGTTGCAGACGCTAGAATGCGCGGTGGTGGTTATTCCAAAGCATTAGTAGGAGCATAAAATGCCATTAGCATTTCCATCAGTCGGTATTCAGTCGATCAATATGCGATTACGCAGAACTGTTGCTGTATCTGAATCACCATTTACCTATAGCCAGCAGGTCTATGAGCATCAAGGTGCCAGGTGGGAAGCAGAGATCGCTTTGCCGCCTTTAACCCATGCAGAGGCACGATCAGTCGAGGCGTTTATTGTTGGCTTAAAAGGGCGTTCTGGTACGTTTACATTCGGCCACCCATTGCATACAAGCACGGCAACTTGTACCACTTCTGGTACAACATCAGCAAGGGCAGAAGAATTGACTACCGATTCTGGCTCTACTGCGGTCACTGCGGGTACTTACTTCCAGCTAGGCAGCTACCTTTACATGGTTACAGATGATAAAGCCTCTGGAGCAGGTACGTTAAAATTCCAGCCGCCCCTGAGAGGCGATATAGCATCAGGCACAGCACTGGACTTTACATTACCAAAGAGCCTGTGGCGCATGGCATCTAATGATATTGGCTGGTCAACTGATACCGCATCCCTTTACGGATTTACTCTAGCCTGTGTTGAGGCAATCTAATGAGCCGCACCCTATCCTCTGAAATGCAAGCGGTCGCAACCGCTGAATTAGTACGCCCGATCTATTTGATAGATATGGAGTTTACATCTGGCAGCGTTTTCTTCTGGTCAGGTGTTGGCAATCTAACCTTCAATAGCAATTCCTATATCGGTGCGGGTGACTTACTCAGCATCGGTACAGTGAGCGAGACAGCCGAACTGCAAGCCAATGGCGCAACTGTCACCCTTACAGGCATTAAACAATCGCTGGTTACTATTGCCAGAGATGAACCCTATCAGGGTCGGCCACTTACTATTCGCCTGGGCGCATTAGATGACAGCGGTGATCTTATTTCATCGCCTGTAATTATCTTCAGCGGCTTTATGGATGTAATGACCATCAGCGATAGCGGTGAGACATCGACCATATCTATAAGCATAGAAAATAAGCTGATTGCATTTGAAAGGGCTTTTGTCAGGCGATACACCAGCGAAGATCAAAAGATCGAACACCCTTCAGATAAGGGCTTTGAGTTTGTAACCAAGATTCAAGAGAAAGAGATCATCTGGGGCAGACCAACCCCAGCATCATCGGGCAGTTACTCAGGAGGCAGGACTGACCCAAGGATAGGCAGATGATAACAATCCAGCATGAAAGTCTGGTCAATGTGAAAGAAGATATAAAGCCGCTATTGGAAGAACACTGGCGGCTTGTTGCGTTAAATCAGGGCAAGATAAAACTAAACCCTAACTGGAAAGAATACGCAAAGTTAGACGCAGCAGGGATATTGAACATATTTACTGCGCGAGATGATGGCGAGTTAGTCGGTTATTTTGTTTTAGTAATTAATAAGAGCATCCATTATCAAGATCACTACTTTGCTGTAAATGATGTTGTCTTTGTATTACCCGATAGCAGGGCTGGTGCAACTGGTTATAAATTGATCAAGTTCGCAGAAGATTACTGTCGTGATATTGGTGTATCATTGATAATGATAAATACGAAGGTTCACATACCTTTTGACAAGCTAATGATAGGAATGGGCTTTGACCTTATCGAGCGCGTTTATTCTAAATTTTTAGGAAAGTAAAATGGCAGTATCAGCAATAGCAGGATTAGCATCAGCGGTAGGCGGTGGCCTAGCGACAGGGTTTGCGTTAGGTTCTTTTGCAACTGCCTTTGCTATCGGTGCTGGTCTTTCTGTCGTATCTCGCGCATTGATGCCAAAACCATCTATGGGAACGTCAATGCAGGGCAACTCTGTAACTGTCAGAGAACCTGCTGTATCCAGAAAACTAATCTATGGTCGCGCTAGAGTTGGCGGGGCAATGGTTTACCTTGATTCTACTGGGACTGATAACGAGTTTCTGCACCTGGTGGTCGCTGTTGCGGGTCATGCGATTGATGGCTTTGAGGAGGTCTGGTTTAACGACACAAAAGTCTGGGATGGCAGCTTCCAAGGCAACTGGGGGTCGTATGTTTATCTGGGCTTCCATGATGGGAGACAAACAACTGCTGACAGCACCCTAGTATCTGCATCTAGCGGCTGGACTAACGACCATAAATTATTAGACACAGCCTATATCTATGTGCGCCTAAAATACGACACAGATCAATTTGCACAAGGATTGCCGAACATATCTACAGTGGTTAGGGGTAAGAAGGTTTATAACCCTGTCACAGCTACCACAGCATGGTCACAAAACCCTGCTCTCTGCGTTTTCGACTATCTTAAAGATACAAAGTATGGCCTGTCAGAATCGGCCTCTAACGTCAATACAACGGCTTTAATAGCGGCTCAAAGTTTATGTGATGAGACTGTCAACCTATCGCCTAGCGGAACCCAGCAGCGTTATGTTCTCGATGGCGTGGTAGATACTGCTAACAGCCGCAAAGATAATATCGAAGCCATGTTGTCTAGTATGGGCGGCAAGCTGATTTACTCAGGCGGTGAGTATTTTATTGTCGGTGCTGACTATGTAACCCCGACAGTTACAGTAGATGAATCCGTACTGGTAGGCGGTCTATCGGTTAAGACCAAGCAGAGCCGCAGAAGCCTATACAATGGCGTTAAAGGCGTTTATCTGGCAGAGGAAGAAAACTATACCCTTGCAGATTACCCATCGCTAACCAGCAGCACCTACAGCACAGAAGATGGCGACCCTATTTACTTAGATATGCCACTGCCCTTTACAACCAACAATGTAAGGGCGCAGCGCATTGCCAAGATAGCTTTGCTCCAGTCAAGGCAGCAAACGCAGATAACAATCCCCTGTAACTTGGCGGCACTAAAGTTTAAAGCGGGTGACAATATCAAGGTCACTAACGCCAAGATGGGCTGGACTGAGAAAGTGTTTGAGGTGACTGGCTACCAGCTAGATATATCCTCCGATGGCGCGATCATTGTAAACGTGGACGCTATAGAAACAGCCTCTGCCATTTTTGATTGGGCGACATCTGATCAGCAGGACTTTACAACTGGCGGTGAGATTGCCCTGTATGATGGCTTTACTACTCAGCCGCCTACTAATCTGGTTGCCACATCGACTACAGTTGTCGCATCAGATGGAACGCTGCTGCCATCGCTTAGATTAACTTGGACTGACTCCACTGATGTATTTGTCACCCAGTACGAGGTGCAGTTTCAGCGCGGTTCGGCTACTGTTGATTATGGCGAGATAGCAGACGCATACACTAGCAACACCGATCAGGGGCTAATCACTAACGCTGCATCTATTACCCTAGATTACGGCTCGATTGATGATCCTGTGCAGACTGACGAGCCTAACTACAATTCTGTCTTTGTTACGACTAACCAGTATGTGATGACAGGGGTTGTGCCTTCTGCGAATTACAATATTCGCGTTAGGGCAATAAACAACTTAGGCGTTAAGAGTAACTTTGTCACCCTATCTGGAACTGTAGAGGGTGATACTGACCCCTGCGGCATACCTGACAGCCTAACTGCTGTTGGCTCTTTGCGCGAGATAACCCTGTCGTGGATTATACCTACAGAGCCTGACTATTCGCACGTTGAGGTCTGGGAAAACATCGTGAACAACTCGGCCACTGCCACAAAGATAGCAATCTCTGGCGGTGACAACTTTACGCGAACAGGGCTTGGGTACAATGTTTTAAAGTATTACTGGGTTAAGTCTGTTGATTACTCTGGGAACGTATCTGGCTTTTCATCTATGGCTAGTGCGACCACTTTGTTTGTTGATACCGATAGCTTCAGCCAAGCAGTGAATGATTTGTTTTCAGAGGCTGGGGCGTATGGTATTGAGCCTGTTTCTTCATTACCTGCAAGCGGTGACTTTAACGGCCAGATTAAATACCTGACCACCACCAACAAACTTTACCGCTGGGATTCATCTACATCGGCTTGGACAGATGACATCTTTTCGATTACATCTGGTTCGGTAGATGCTGCATCATTTGCATCAGGCATCGAGCCGATAAGTATTGTATCTAGCCTACCAAACCCATCAGGCTACACTGGGCCGCAGTTAGTATTCCTGACAACTGATTCTAAATTATACCGATACAACGGCACTGCCTTTGTGTCTAGTATTGCTGCTGGTGACATCTCAGGCACTATTGGGTCGGATGTATTCCCTAACAACCTTAGACCTGTTGAGATTGTTTCTACCCTTCCAACTACGGGTAACTTCCAAGGTCGCCAGGTATTCCTAACCACTGATAATAAACTGTATCGGTACAATGGAACGTCATTCATAGCAAGCGTGGCAACTACTGACCTGCAAGGCCAGATCACCAGCACCCAGATTGGTGACAACTCAATATCGACTGCAAAGATTCAAGCAGATGCGATTACTGCCAACACAATAGCGACTGGCGCGGTTACTGCTGATGCCATTACTGCGGGTTCTATAGGTGCTGCGGCTATTGCTGCCGATGCCATAACATCTAATAAGATTGCGGCCAATGCTGTAACGGCTGGTGCTATTCAAGCGGGTGCGGTCAACACTGATGCTCTAGCGGCTAACGTCATAACGTCAGACAAGATTGCAGCAGGGGCTATCCAGACATCAGACCTTGCAGCCAACTCTATTACTGGTGGCCTTATTGCGGCATCAGGTGTAATCACTAGCGCAGCGCAGATCAATGATGCGGTTATCAACGCTGCCAACATTGCAAACCTTGCAGTTACTCAAGGAAAGATTGCTAACCTTGCCGTTGATACAATTAAGATTGCAGATCAGGCTGTGACAATTCCATCGTCTGTGGAATTAGCAAGTTCAACAAGTATATTTGGATCAAGTGAACAATTAATGTTGACATTAACTTTTACTGGCACTGGCGCAAATGCTGACGTTTTATCTACTGTCGCAGCAGGTGGGCCTGGTTCAGCATATTTGCAATTAAGTTATTACCACAATAACAGCTTGGAAAGGGTGCATAATTACCAATATGGTGGTGTTGTAGCTTTCCCAATTACAACAACATCAGGAACAAACACGATCAAATTATATGGCAGAATATACAGCGGAAGTCAGGCTGCAATTGTTCCAGAGGCATACATAAGGACATTGGAGACTAAAAAATGATTAAAACATTTACAGTCATTAATTCACTTACTGGTCAACCTGTTCGCTTTTGTCAATGTGTGGAATCTGACAAAGATTTATTGTGCGCAGAAAATGAACATTTAGTTGAGGGTAGACAAGAATCAGAAGTCGATTCTCAATTACTTTTAATTCAATTTAAAGATTTAAGAAATTCACTTTTAGCAGAATCAGACTGGACACAGTTTGCAGACAGCCCTTTAAGCGATACCAAAAAGGCAGAATGGGCAACCTATAGACAAGCACTCAGGGACTTGCCGCAACAATACCCTGACGCAATTATAAATGATGATATAATTTGGCCGACTAAGCCGAGGTAACGAAATGACTACAGCAGTACAAAGACGCAGAGGCACTAACACCGAACACGCATCCTTTACAGGGTTAGAGGGTGAGATTAGTGTAAACACTACCAACGAGTCGGTGCATGTTCACGATGGCTCTACTGCTGGCGGCTTTGAGTTGATGCGGGCAGATGGTGCAAATTCTACTGTAACACTAGGTGACATATCTGGCGTTACTGCTGGCACTGGTTTATCTGGTGGCGGCACAACTGGAACAGTCACTTTAGATATTGATGGCACAGTTGCTACCTTGGCAGGTACTCAGACATTCACTAATAAGACCCTGACCAGCCCGATACTAAACACCCCCACCATTGGCACATCGTTTACCATCGGTGGCGCGACTATTACAGAAACAGAGTTGGAAATACTCGATGGCGCGACTGTAACGACTACAGAGTTAAACTATGTCGATGGCGTTACGAGTTCCATCCAGACACAAATTGACGCGAAGGCTCCGTTAGCATCGCCTAGCTTTACTGGCAATGTCTCTGTCGGTGGTACTGTTGATGGCCGTGATGTGGCTACTGATGGCACGAAGCTAGATGGCATCGAGGCCAGTGCAGATGTTACAGACACAGCTAACGTCACAGCCGCTGGTGCAGTGATGGACAGCGAGTTGACTAGCGAGGCATCTGTTAAGGCATTGAATCAAGGCGTAGCCACTACTGACAGCCCTGCCTTTGCTGGCCTTACTGTAGACACCGACACCCTAGCAGTTGACTCAACAAACAATCGCGTGGGCATAGGGACTGCATCGCCATCAAGAACCCTCCATTCTAAAGGTGGAAGCGGTATAAGCACGACAGGTAAGTTTGAAGCAGGTGGCTCTCAAGTCTATGTCCAGTTATCTTCAAGCGGTCAAGCAGATGGAGACAGTGGGTACATTGGGTATGACTCAAGTAAAAACCTAACGCTATTCACTGACAACACAGAACGCATGCGCATAAACTCCTCTGGCAACGTGGGCATAGGGACTAGTTCGCCTACTTCTAAGCTACATCTGTATAAAACAGGCACATCAGATAACAAACTGACTATCCAAAACGGACAAAACGCTTACGCATCTATATTGGATTTAAGAGCAAACAACGATGGTGGTGCAATTTATAATTCACTAACATCAACTACAGACGGTGGAACACAGCATTGGAAAATCTGGGGCGGGGCAGCCTCTAGTACAATGGCGTTTAGTACTGGCGGCTCAGAACGCATGCGCATAGACTCCTCAGGCAACCTGTTGGTGGGTAATACTGACCGTAACACTATTGTAAGTAATGGTGCTTCTGGTGTTGCAATAGGTGGTGATGGTTTTATTGGAGCAAGTAGAACAAACGAGTCTTTGGTTCTTAATAGAGAAGATAGTGACGGCAATATTGCAGTATTCCGCAAAGACGGCACAACCGTAGGGTCTATTAGTACCTATGGTGGAAACAGGATAGCTGTAGGAAACGGTGATACTAATTTAGCATTTATTGCTACTAGTGATGTAATAGTTCCTGCTTATCAAACTTCTAACCGTGACAACGCTATTGACTTGGGTACTTCATCTGTCCGCTTTGACGACATCTACGCCACCAACGGCACTATCCAGACATCTGACCGCAACGAGAAGCAGGACATTGCAGAACTCTCTGACGCAGAGCAACGTGTCGCTGTAGCTTGCAAAGGCTTAATGCGTAAGTTCCGTTGGAAGGACTCAGTAGCTGAGAAGGGTGATGACGCTCGTATCCACTTTGGAATCATTGCACAGGACTTACAGGACGCCTTTGAAGCTGAAGGTTTAGATGCAGGTGACTACGCAATGTTCATCAGCACTACATGGACTGACGAAGAAACCAACGAAGAAAAGACTTGGATGGGTGTACGCTACAGTGAGCTACTCGCCTTTATAATCGCAGCAATTTAATTAGAGGAATAAAACAATGGCAGTAACTTGGACAATCTCGACACTAGAGCGCAACACTGATGACGGTGTTGTTGTAGCACACTGGCAAGCTAGCGATAGCGAAACAGTAGGCGAAGTAGAACACACAGGCAGCAGCTACGGCACTTGCAGTTTTACCCCTGACAGCACTGCTGACGGCTACACAGCCTACGCAGACATCACAGAGGCTCAGGTTATTGGCTGGGTAAAGGCTGACGTTGATGCTGACGCTGTAGAGGCAGGTATTGCAGCACAGATAGCAGACAGCAAAGCACCAGCGATTACTGCTGGAGTGCCTTGGTAGTGATTGATCCCGTCACAGCAATGTCGGTAGCGGTTAATGCGTTTGGTACTATCAAGCGCATGGTGTCTGCTGGCAAAGAAGTAGAGGATACCCTGTCACAGATCGGGAGATTCTATGGTGCTGTGAGTGACCTGTCAGAGCATAGAAGAAGGTCTGATAATCCCCCGCTGTTTAAGAAGATCATTGCCGCCAAGTCTGTCAATGAAGAGGCTATGGAGACATACGCTCGGACTAAGCGTACACAGCAAATGGAACGTGAATTGAGGGAGCTGTTAATGTTCCAGTATGGCCCTACGGGCTATCAGGAACTCGTTGATCTCCGCAGGTCTATTGCCGCGCAGAGAGAGAAAACTATCTACCTGCAAGATAGGAAGCGCAAGGCGTTATTCTGGAATAGTATCCAGATCACTGGGATAGCTGTACTTGGCTATGCTATCTACATGGTCATTAGTTTTATTTTGAGGCAGTAAGATGTACCAGTTTGATGAAGATATGCCAACCCCAAACTTTTTGCACGATGTGGCAAAAGGCAACATCTGGGATTCTAGGGCATTAAATATATTCGGCTTCAACCGCACTGTCGGCACTGCCTTTGAGACTCTCTGGGATGATGGCGGCAACTATGCCTACCCTTCCTCTGCTGTTGTGATGGATGTCGTATCAACATCTGGATCAGATACGATGGATGTTAAAATTAACGGCCTTGACGCTAACTATGCAGAGATCAGCGAGACTGTCACCCTAACAGGCACATCGGCTGTTCAAACTACCGCGTCTTTCCTGCGTATTAACTCTGCGATTATTTTAGCTGGCTCGAATGTTGGCGACATATCTATCTCAAATGGCGGGACTAAATACGCCTTTATTCAAGCAGAGATTGGCACTACTCAGAGCAGCGTTTACACTGTCCCAGCAGGTCACTCAATCTACCTGTTTAGAATTGATGTGACATCTGGCACAAATAACGGCAACAAATACCTGACGTTCAGAAACGTAGTTAAAACTAGCACTGGGAGAACATTGAGAGTTGCAGAAGCGACATTTGCCACATCGCAGGTTAGCTTTGATCGCCAGGTGCCGTTTAAGATCACAGAGAAATCAGATTTTCATTTTGAGGCAAAAAGCAGCAGTTCAAGCAACGAAGTCTCAATCTTTATCGAAGCAATATTAGTCAAGGATTCATAATGGCAACTGTAAAGGAAGCGTTGATTCGCTTGGAAGGACACGAAAAGGAATGCGCGATCAGATACGCTAACATCGAGAAGCGGTTGGATGATGGCTCTGAGCGATTTAAGAAAAGCGAAATGATGCTGTGGGGCATTTACCCCCTGATAATCGGTTTATTCTTAATTGAGAAAGGCATACTGTAATGCTTAAATTATTGCTAAGGCCAATCGCTGATCTTGCTGGCGGCTTTTTAAAGAACAAGGCCGAGCAGTCTAAGGCCAAGCATGAAGCCAAGATGAACGTGATTCAGAATGATGCTGACTGGGAAGCTAAGATGGCCGCTGCCTCTGCATCAAGCTGGAAAGATGAATTTTTTAGTCTGACCCTAAGTTTACCCCTGTTCTTTATTGGTTATGCAATAGTGGTAGACGATATGACAATTATACATAGAGTTGAGCAAGCATTTGATGCGCTTAATAATCTGCCAGATTGGTATCAGTATTTATTGTTTATTGCAGTCTCTGCCAGCTTTGGCATCAAGGGTGCTGACAAAATAATGAACATGAGGAAATAGTGATGGCTAAAGCAACCAAGAAGAAAGACGACAAACCTAATTACTTTAAACCCAAGGAACTAGCTTGCAAGCATACTGGTGAGCATGGGTTTGATCTGGGGTTCCTAGCTACCTTAAATGCTATCCGACACGAATGCGGCTTTAGCTTTGCCCTGTCATCTGCTTACAGAAGCCCACAACACCCTATAGAAGTGCGTAAAGAGGTGCCAGGAGCGCATACCACTGGTAAGGCGGTCGATATACTAGCTAACGGAGAAAAGGCGTTAGAGATCATTAGAGTCGCTCAGAAGCATGGTATTAAGAGAATCGGCATACAGCAGAAAGGTGGCGGCAGATTTATCCACCTAGATGCTTGTACTGAGGATGATGGGTTCCCCTGCCCTGCTATCTGGTCATACTAGGTTCCACATAGAACACCAGCCCTGCTAAGTGCGGGGCTTTTTTTTGCCTATTAATTAACAAAATAGTTTACTTTATCGTTTAGATAGACTAATATGTGACTTCATTCAATAAATAAAGGGCAACAAAATGAGTAAATACGAAGAGCGTTTAGGGGAAGCACTAGCTAAACTAGCAATTCAAGCTAAGACTTGTAAGGCGGCAGATAAAGCTCATACAGATATATGTGTAGCGTATGAAAATGTTTGGAATTGTGAAGATGAAGAAGGAACTGAAGAATACGACTATTTTGTTTCCTGTTCTGTCATGGGCTTTATTGATCAGGAAAACTTAAAAGACGAGCCATATTATCGCGATATAGCCGCAGTATTTAAAATTAGATAGTAATCTAACCGCCCCTACGGGGGCACTTGCTGTAGGAGGCAAACATGGGAATAAATGATCTAAACGATCTGGAGCGCGGTGAGTACGACTGCGTTTTAGGTTATTCTGCCCTAGAGGGGCAATCAGACGCTTACTATGTCGGATATGGTGAGCAGTACGCCAAAGAAATGACTGTAGGAGGTCGCAATGAAATCAAGTGAGTCAATCAATGAGTTAGCCAGCGCACTATGTGCTGCACAATCCCAAATGGGGGGTGCTGTTAAAGACAGTGCCAACCCTTTCTTTAAATCTAGCTACGCTGATCTAACGTCAGTCATTAAGGCCATCAAGCAGCCCTTTGCTGATAACGGCCTAAGCTATACGCAGTTCCCAGTAAGCAATGAAAATGGCGTGGGTGTATCTACCAGGCTGATGCACATATCTGGGCAATGGCTGGAGATGGAATATACCCTGCCGACTGTTAAGAAAGACCCGCAAGCATCTGGGTCGGCCATAACGTACGCAAGAAGGTACGCTTTGCAATCTATCGCGGGAATCCCTACGGCAGATGATGACGCAGAATCTGCAATGCTAAGGGGTGATGATAAGAAGATTATCTCTGATGACCAGATCATAGCCGTCAAGAAATTACTTGATGAGACTGGTGCTGACAGCGAGAAATTCTGCAAGTGGATGAAGGTGCGTTCTGTTGACCAGATTCTAGCGATGCACTTTGATCGCGCTGTTGCCGCACTAGAGGCCAAGAAGTGATTATCCTCGAACATGAGCAGGGTTCACCCGAATGGCTTGCTGCGCGACTGGGCAAGCCATCCGCTAGTATGTTTTCCAAGCTGATTACGCTTACTGGGAAGCCATCTAGTTCTGCTGATGGGTATGTCAATGAATTAATCGCGGAACGCCTTACAGGGCAATCTGAGCCGTTTCACGTTACCGAATGGATGGAGCGCGGTACGGCACTTGAGCCAGACGCTAGAGAGGCATACGAGTTTATCTCTGGCAATGATGTTATCGAGACTGGCTTTATTCTCGACACTAGCTTTGAGTTTGGCTGTTCGCCTGATGGCTTAATCGGAGAAGAAGGCGGCTTGGAGATAAAATGCCCAGCCCCTAAAACGATGGTTAGCTATCTGCGCGACCCCCAGGTAGGCGTTAAGAAATACTGGCAACAAATCCAAGGCTGTATGTGGATAACCAAACGTGATTGGTGGGACTTCTTTGCCTACCATCCAGAAATGCCGCACGTTCTAGTGCGGGTTGAACGCGATCAAGAATATATCGCAAAACTAGCCATCGAAGTCCAAAGGGCTGTGGCTGAAATACTAAACCAAGTGGAGAAGTTGAAATGAAAGTAGGAATATCTGTAAGAATCGACGTTACAAAGATCGACAAAAGCCGTCTGTATAAGGGAGCCAAGGGTACTTACCTTGACCTGACGACCTTTGTGGATACCGAGCAGCAAGACCAGTATGAGAACAATGGCTTTATTTCTCAGTCAACCACCAAGGAAGAGCGCGAGGCTCAGGTTCAAACGCCTATCCTGGGCAACGTAAAGGTTTTCTTTACTGATGGGCAAACTGAAAAGCCGCCTCAGAATCTTGGCGGGGTAAGCGTTGAGGAAATGGACGAAGATATACCCTTTTAAGGTAAAAAAAGCCCCCTAGAGCATCGCTGCTTTCGGGGGCAAACCATAGGAGGTTGCGAGTCGGGGGAACCCGCCCAATTAATATAACATAAGGTTTTGAGTGATGGAATTGATCGACACAGGCAAATGCCTAATCGCTGCACAGAAAGGCAAGGGCGTAAACAGCCGCCAGCTTGCAAAACTAGCTAACACATCGCCACAGCAGGTATTAAGATGGCGCAAAAGCAGCAACCTAAAGCTGCACACCATCCAGTTGCTATGCTCTGCTTTGGGTATAACGATTGATGCTTTTATAGCATTTGGTTATAAGTAGGCAAATAGGTTTACTTTGTAGTTTGGATGGATTAAGGTGCAAAAAGTATTCGGGCTAGTGGCTGACGGACTCTTTAGATTAAACGTCAGAGCGTGGTTGACCCTCCAGAGCATAGCCCCCGCAGCAGATCGGTTTTTGCTAAGGGATAGATTAGAGATTCGATACGAATACGAATTAACCGCTGAGTCGCATTGCCCTCAGATCGTAAATTTACTAGGAGTCTAGTAAAAGGGTTAAAACATCCTTAAAAAAGTAAT